AAGTCTGGCGCACCAATCCCGACAAGCTACGGCTACGTTGGCGATATGACCAGCTATTTCAAGGCTCGCGGCAAGTACAAATCGGCAGGCAGTTACAAGCCCAAGGCGGGCGATCTGATGATTCAGGGCGACCGTCACATCGGCATTGTAATATCTGCCGGAGCATCGTCGTTTGAGACGGTGGAGGGCAACTGCACCAACAGCGTCAAGCGCGTAACGCGCAGCTATGGCGAGGTGTCCGGTTTCTGTACGCCGTGGGGATAACACAAGATATTGTATGCTTGTGGATAACACTGTGGAAGATGTGGAAAGGAGTGCGTGCCAGTGGCATGGGATACAGAGATGGCTTTGGCCATCAAGAACACCGCGAGGAAAGCGGCAAAGAGCCTACCCAAAGGCTGGTATCGTGCCGAGGTCTTGCAGGCAACGCCCAAGTTGATTTTTTCTGTGGTAAGTAAGGAATTTCAGTTCAGCACGGGAGATGGCCTGATTATGACCGCCACGGCAAAGAGCAAAACGTGGAAGGTCGGCATGCAGGCGGCGTCCATTCTGCAAGGCAGTGAGCTGCTGGTTTTAGATTCTTTATAGGAGGTGTCGGCTATGGCCGATGTGTTTCCGGTTATCCCGGAGGAGCTGCCCGCGCAGGTTGCGGAGAGCATTGGGCGCTCTCCGGCGTTTGTGTTCCACGAGGACGGACGCTCGGGCAGTTTTCCGCTGATCGACGGCGCTCTGGTCGAGCGGCAGGGCGTGGAGGCGGTCAAGCAGTGGCTTGAGCTGATGCTGCGTCAGAAACCGGGTGCAATCCCGATCTACCGGACGAGCGGCACGACCCAGCCGGGCGTGGAGGCGGTCAGCCTTGACCGGCGCGTGCCGGAGGGCTGGATTTTTGCCGAGATTGAGCGCAACGTGCGGGAGACCGCCGCGTTCTGCCCGGCCATCCGGTCACTTGACAGTTTTAAGTTTACGCGCGTGCGGCGCGGCGTGGAGGTCCGCTTCACGGTCCGGCTGCACACCGGAGAGAGGGAGGAGGTGACGACGTTTGTCAGCGAGTGAGATTTTAGACAAGATGCTGTCCGCAATGCCGGAAAGCTATCAAAAGACCATCGGCTTTCCGACGTATGACCTTTTAGCCGCAGTCAGCCTGCGGATGGAGGGCACGGACGAGGCTATCGACGAGGCCAAACAGCAGCTTGACCCCGAAAACCTGCACGACAGCGCTCTTGACCGCTACATCTATCCGCGCTCCGGCCTGGAGCGCAAGGCCGCGACCTTTGCGCACGGCAGCCTGACCGTCACCGGCACAGGCACGGTCGAGCAGGGCACGCTGTTTGAGTCCGGCGGCGGTGTTCAGTATTATGCGACAGAGACCGTAGCCATTGAGGGCGAGGGTACTGTACCGGTCACCTGCACGGTGGACGGCACGGCAGGCAATCTGCCCGCGCACAGCGTGACGCAGATGCCGGTGGCAGTGCAGGGCATTGCCTCGTGTGATAACCCTGAACCGATTGGCGGCGGTTATGCCGAGGAGTCGGACAGCGAGTATTATGCACGCTATCTGGTCGTTCTGCGCACGCCTGCCACGAGCGGCAACGTGTACCACTATGTGCAGTGGGCGCTTGAGGTGGCCGGTGTCGGTCATGTCAAGGTGTTCCCGCGGGTGCAGGGCGTCAACACAGTTGATGTCGTAATCGCGGACAACGCCGGTCAGCCTGCATCGCCTGCGCTCGTGAAGTCGGTACAGGACTACATTGATCCGGACAGCGAAGGAGCCGGTAGAGGACAAGCTCCCATCGGCGCACAGTGCTTTGTTACTGCCGCGACCGGCAAGGCCATCACGGTCAGCTGCACGGTGTCCAAATCGGACACCGTAACCGAGGACATTCTAACGTCCGGCATCAAGGAGAGCGTTGCGGCCTATCTGGCAGGCACGGTCTTTACGCAGGACTACATCAGCTATGCGCAGATCGGTGCGGCCATCATGGACACGCCGGGCGTGATTGACTACGCCGGGCTGAAAGTGTCCGGCGGCATCGTGAATATTGCAATCGCGGAACGTGAGTGTCCGGTTCTCGGAGAGGTGACAATTACCTATGGCTGAGTTTGACAACATGCTGCGCAGTCTGCCGGTGGCGTACCGCACGGACAAGTGGGTGTGCGACCTGCTTGCCGCGATCCAGTCGCTCGACGACACGCAGCGAGAGCAGATGTTCGACATTACGCAGCAGCTGTTCCCCGGCAGTATGACGTGGGCGCTTGCCATCGAGGAGCGCGACGCCGGACTGGCATCGACCGGCACGCTTGAGGAGCGCCGCACGGCGCTGATTGCACGGTGGCGCGGCTCGGGTAAGTGCGACGTTGACCTGATTCAGCGCGTGTGCGACAGCTGGAAAAACGGCGAGATTTCCGTCGGCTTTGCCGAGGGTGTGATCCTGCTGACGTTTATCGGCGCCTATGGCATTCCCGCACCGGCCGAGCTTGCCGCATTGCAGGAGGCAGTGGACCGCGTGATCCCGTGCCATCTGGCAAGCAAATATCTCTGGCGCTGGATTCTCGTCCGCGAGATCGAGGGCATGACGCTGGACGAATTGCAGACGCACAAAATTAGCGAATTTGCATTTGAGGAGGTGCAGGCGTGAGCCTGAAAACCAAAATTCTGGGGCTGTTTAAGTACGATCCGGACAAGGACGGCGCGAGCACGTTTAACATCGAGCAGGCCCTTAACGGCAACTGGGACAAGCTGGACAACGAAGTTGCAGCGCGTGTAAAGACCACGGAATTGGCCGCCGAGGTCAAGAAGACCGTGAAAGGCGGCGGGCTGACTGCCCCAGAACTCGGCGCCGAGAAAGCAGGTGCGATAAACGATCACAACACCTCGGCAGCGGCGCACGCTGCACTGTTTAAGGCAATTAACGACGTGCTTGCGGCGCATGTCAAGGACACCGGCAATCCGCACAAGGTCACGCCGGCGCAGATTGGTGCTATCGCACTGACCCTGCTCGGTCAGCCCGGAGGTCCGGCGGTGCTGGATAAGGACGGCCGTCTGACCGCTGACCAGCTCGGCGGCATGATCGGCGGCGAGAGCGACAGCGGCACCGGTGAACTGCAGGACACCGAGATGGAGGTCGGCACGATCACCAACACGGGCGCGGGATGGAATACCTACCATTTCCGCGAGGCGTTTGAGGGTGTGCCGCAGGTGACCTGTCAGGCTGAGGACTTTGACGGCGTTGTACTGGTCAAGGACATTACCGCCGAGGGATTTCTTTATTGTCTGCGGAAGCTGCAGATAGGCAGTTACTACACC